TTTGGTTCTTTATTACCTGTAACTTCAGTGCGACTTTCTGTAATAGTCTGCTTCTTTGATTCTTTAATTGTTGATTTTCCGTCTAACACTGCAGGTAGGTAACGGTCGAAAGCGTTCTTCAACTTTGAAGTTTGTACGCTTTCAAGTAGGTCAGTCATAATCGCTGCCTTATCTTTGTTGAGTGGCTTCAATAGTTCGTCCATTGTCTCTTTACGCTGGACATTCTCATTGATCATTGCAATTTCTTGCTCTTTGCTCTCAACAATTTTAGCCTTCTCTTCAAGACTCTTATTGATTTCTGCAACTTCATCAGCCTGCTTTTGCATTGCTGCTTCTAGTTCCTTAATCTTCTGATTTTCATTAAGATGACTTGCAGAGAATTCTGTAGCAAAAGTTTCGAAGATTTTACGTCCGAAAGTATTTTCTTTTGCTGCTTGAATATCTTCTTTAAGTTGAGTCATTTCACCTTTTAGATAGTCTGTTACTGCTTCGTTAATTGCTGTGCTTGTGTGTTTTACAAACTTAGTTTTAAGTTCATCAAACTTTGCACGAGCCTCTTTTACTAAACGTACCTTAGTTTCAACAACATCCTGACGATCTTTCTGGAACTCACTGATTTCTTCAGCAAGTTGAGTTGTAATAAACTCTTCTAGTTTTGCAACTAGATCCTGCTGTTGTGCTCTTTCTGTGTGTAGTTCCTTAATTTCTTCACTAAGTGTTTTTACTAAGAATTGATCAAATGTACCAGTAGCCTCTTGCAATTTTGCAACAGCCTTGGCACGATCTTCTACTGCTGCTTTACGTTCTTCAGCAATTTGCTCAAGTTCAGCAGTAAGACCTTCAGTAACCATACGATCTAAGGCTTCAACCATAGTAGATTTATCATGCTCATAGCGTTGTGCAAACTCCTCACGAAGTTCTGCAGTTACCTGGTTACGGACTTCACCCATCTTTGCATCCCATTCTTCCTGGATTGCTGTGCGGGTGTCCTCGTTTACAAGGTCGCTATCTAGTAGTGGTTTGATAGCATCTAGCATTTGGATCTCCTAGATCTTTAAGTCCCTGATAAGACGAGACATCTCTTCTTTCAGGTATTTTTGTACTTTGGCGTCACCGTTTGCTTCACGAGCAACGTCAAGTACTTTATGCCCCCCACGCATGTTCAGTAGTCCTTCGTAAATCGCTACTGGATACGCATTGGGTGCGCTGGGTTGTGCCACAACGTCAACTGTGACAATTTCAAAATCACTAACATTACCAGTGCCTTCACTTACGTTTCCACTGCCTCTGCTACTGACTCCAAGTTTTACTCCGCTCTCCAACATGGTTTTAACAAGTCCACCCATTGGAGTTGGTAGAATCTTTAATTTTCCGTACCCATTTGGTCCATCCATCCACATACTTTCAATCATATGCGAAACTCGATCTAAGTTAATTTTGAGATCATCTGGATGATCAACTTCGCCTAATACGCTGTTGCCGGACTTTATTTGTTCATTGACTGAACTAACAGCATCAGTAATCTCAGAGACAGGGTATACACGCTGGTTTGCGTTTTTTACCCCGCCCTGAATACAAATGCCTTTCATGTAGAGATCCTTACCACCATTAGCATTATCGCTGGCTTCAACAATTACGCCTGCTTGGTCAAAAGTTAAGTTCTCTCTCAAGTATAACATTGGAGTTCCTTAATTATACTTTTTTCATATCTGGCTTAGTAGACATGCCCATATCATCACTCTTTGGTGTTGATCCGCCTGACTCTTCGCCGCCTTGTGCAAGGTTGCTTCCACTTGCATCTGATGACATTTTCTTAGGTTGTTTCATTGAAGCCTTATTTACACTTGCTTCTTCACTTGAAACTGGTGTTGGAGCCTTTTCCATTCCCTCTTCAAGAGTTTCATCTTCTTCACCCTCTTCAGATTCCATCTTGTCCATGTCATCGTCGTCCATGTCCATCTTGTCCATGTCCATCTTGTCCATGTCCATCTTATCCATATCCATGTCCATGTCCATGTCCATGTCGTCGTCATCGCCGTCCTTAGCCATTAGTGCTTCGAACTCTGCTTTTAATTCGTCTAGAGCATCTTCTAGGTCTACAACACGATCTTCCATGTCATCATCCATATCGTCATCTGCTTCCATTGATAGACCTTCTTCATCCGCTTCGATGTCGTCAATCATATCGTCAGCAGCATCGCCACCTAGTTCTGTCTCATCCATATCTGATTCTTCTACATCATCATCAGATTCTTCTAGTTCTGCATCATCGTTCTCTTCAATTTCTGCAGTTTCTTCAACTTGCTCCTCATCTACTAAACCTTCGTAGATATCACGTGACTTTTCAACCACGATTTCATGGAACAAATCTTTTGCGCCCTGCTCATCTTCAGCGATAAACAGTTCAATCAATTGCTCAAATTTGTTTTCTGACATTTTAAAAACTCCTATATTCATAAGGCATTTGTAGTTTTATTTAGTGTTTACTAAAAAAACATTATTAAATACATACTTTTTGGTTCAAAAAATAAGATATAGTATTTAGGCAGCAGGTGCAGGTGCGAATTGACGTCTTATTTCTTTAATACTTGATTGGTATTCTGCTGCTTTTAGATCACTTAGTTTACGCAATTTGCTTATTTGTTCTAAAGTTAGACGTGTTTTGCGGGTATCTGTTTTCATAGCCGCACTCGTATCCTGAATATTTTCTGGTGGATCCTTATCTTCAGCGTGTGATTCCACAGGAGATTTGTTTCCCACTTCACGTGTAGGAACATCAGGATTTTTACTCATCATATCAACTCGTGCTGATACTTGTGTAAATGCTGGTTGATCTAATTCAAATAATAACATGTAACTATTTATCCTGTACTAATTTTTACATCATTTCCTGATCTAAACAATCTTCCCGCAACGCCTGGATCACTTGTTGGCAATGCTGTAAAATCTATTTGAGCACCTGTCACTTCTAGGTTGCCTGTTACTTTAGATCCAGATAGAGTTACTCTAAATCTTTCTGATAGTGAACTATCATGCGTTTGGAACACTAGTTCTTTGGATGTTCCACTTGTACCGTCCATTTTAATTGTTGCTCTAACATTACCGTTAGAGTTTTGAAAACTTAAACCAGGTGTGTTTGCGTCATCAGTTCTTTGTAGTGTAACGATTGACGCCGCTGACTTAACGTGTACCGCTGTGTCAGGATTACCCACTGTTCCTATACCTAGTCGACCTGCACTTCCATCTGTTTTTAATAGTATGTCGCCGTTGCCAGCAGTGTCTACTGTGATGTTTGCATTATTTCCATCCTTGATTTCGATAAAGCCTGAATCGGTTCCACCATTAGTGTTTAAGGTTAAGTCGCCTGTGCCATTTGTAGTAATAGTGGTATTTGTATTGCTTTCACCCATTTGCAAGTTGCCCAGTACACTAGCACCTGTATATGTTACTCTGAATCTTTCTGTAAGGGTAAGTCCTGGAAAAGTCTTAAATATAAGTTCATTTGCAGTGCCGCTAGTACCATCAAATTCTATTGTTGCACCAACTGTTCCGCCACTGCCTTTAAAACGCACTGTTGGGACATTTGCATTATCAGTTCTTTTGATTGTTAGATGCGGAGTAGCACCTTCTATGTGTGCTTCATCAACTATATCTACGCCGTGACTGCCAGTATCAAACTTTTTAACATTGTTGTGATACAGTTCAACTGATCCATTGTAAATGCCCTTTACATACGTTTCAGTACCACTGTCACTTCCAAGAATAACATTGTTATCACTTTGTACATAAAGACTTCCGGTTCCTGTTTCTCTTATTATTGAATGACTTCCATTATGAAATATTTTTAAGTCATTAGCGGCACCAAGTCCAATATAGTTGTCACTAACACTGCCATCACCTATATTAAAAATGCCTGTAACTGTTGCTCCAGTGGATGCTGTTTCAAACTTTTTGGTACCATTGTGATAAAGTTCAACTGCTCCGCCTGAAGTAAATGTTATTCCATGTTCTGTGTCTGCAACATTGCGTACATTAAAATTGTTGCTTAGTAGTTTGAGGCTACCTGTACCACTGTCCTTAATAAAACTATGTGATCCATTGTGAAAAACTTCTAGGTCATCGCTGTCGCCAAAAAGCAGTTTGTCGTTGTCAGCCATTTTTATATTATTGCCGTTAGATTCTAAATTACCGCCAAGTTGCGGTGTAGTATCATTTACAATATCAGACGTAGCACTATCGTTTGATATTCGTATACCACCTGTAGTGCTACCATCTCCACGATATAACTGAAAATCACTTTCATCAAGCGCAATATCACCTTCTTGCAACAAGTAATTGTCACGAATACCTTGCACTCTTTTGAAAAATAGTTTACGGAACGCCATAGTTTCTCCTATAGCGTATTTATTATGTTTCGGCTCCTGCCGGCGGCGCTGA